ACTACTATTTATAATACTTTATCTCTAGTATATCTTAATAAAGAAACCGTTAGTATCACTTATTTTTTTAGCACCGTTTATCATCTTATTCATAATACCAGATAAGTCTTTTTTATTTTTTACAAAAAAGTTCATTATTTTTAAACCTTGAATCTTCATAACCATATTTTCAGCAATATCCATATTAGATTTTGCAACAGCTATTATTCCAACAAACTCTTTATAACTTAATTTTTTTTCATTATTAACTTTTTGATCTTTAATAACGGTTTCATACATTTTATAAGTTTCTTTACATTTAATTTCATCAAAATCTGAAAATGGTTTAGGTGTACCAAAATATCTTATACTATTAATTCTAGCATCCTTGTATTGACTCATAACACTATCAATTACTTTTGTAGGAATCTTTCCTAGACGACCTCCTGATGGTGTACCATCGGATGTAATTTCAGTTTGTGCAGTACCATAACCGTGAGGAAATCCTCTAACTTGTAAATTAATTTGTTTCTTTGTGTCTTTATTTAAAAAGGTAAATAAGCCTATTTCTTTACCTTCGGTAGTCAAGTTACAATTAAATTTTGCTATTTCAATATCGTAATCTGACACCTTAATTTGACCTGGTACATTTGTATAATCTATGGATGGTTTTTCTGTAACTAACTGTTTAAGAGAAATTGGATACAGAATTTTTTTCATATAAAATTTATACAATTTATCATTAAACATATTAACTAATCCATCTGAAATGTCATAAGTTTCTATTACTTTTTTTAAGTCTTTAATTATTTTCACTCTCGCATTTTTACTGATTATATAAACATCTGCTGGGTTCCAAGAATCTTGTTTTGAGATATTTGCTTTATTTAAAAATGCTTTAATAGTAGATCCAAAATTTGAGTTATCTGTAGCGTCGTGGATAATATCAAAGTTAGTTAAAGATCCTATAATTTTTTTAACTGCTGGTCGTGTGTATTGAAATGTGTCATACCAAGCAGCAAAAGCTTCTGGATTATCTTTGAATACAGATTGTCCAGTATCTTTAGCAGTTTTAATATCTTTTTTCAAAGACATTACGGTAGCTAACTCACCTGCGTCTGCTAGTTTTTTACCTAAAGCGTTCCTTGATTGACCACCCATACCTGAGAATGGAGCCTTATCAATATCTACAAATGTAAAATATTTTTTACCTTCATTGAATATAGAAGCGTACTTATTGTTAGGATAAAGTATTCTACTATATTTTTGAAAGTCTGTTTGTACTTTTTCTAAACTATCAATATCTTTAGTTCTTTTAAACAAGTAAGACTTGCCATCTTTTACTTTAATTTTCGTGCCTTTTTTAATTTTAGCTACGATAGATATGATGTATTTTGATTTAGGTAAATCTGCTTTACTGAATAATGCCATAAGTTCTCTCTTATAACATATTTATAACAATTGTCAAGCCCTATTTTTAAGCCTTAATCCAGAACATTTTAGGTATACCACCAGAGAGTTTCCATACTTGATTCTTATTTTGAAAGTCTGCTACTTTTCTTGCGTCTTCTTCAAAAAAGTATTCAGCAATAGTATTCTTTGTTGGTAGTTCTTTTACCAGCCATAATATCTTACGGCCTTTCTTCTTCATCTTAACTTCATAAGATAGTTCACCATACTCTTTATCTGATTTAGGTTTTCTATCGCCTCTATGAAATCTTACTTTTTGTTTTTTTGGCATAATTATACTTTGAAATCAGAAAACTTATCGTAAGGATTCTGTTTCACTTCTACTTTCGGTTGTCCACTATCTACTATGTTTTGTGCGTTGTTATCTACATCATACAGTTTCATCTTTGCCCTATCAACACCTATGATAAATGATCTATTAATACCTGGATCATTATATCTATTCTTTAACTGTTTGACTTTCATTTGACCTAACTGATCTAGTTCTTCATTTGTTTGTAAAGCAAACATAAAGTCAGCAGTAGCAGGTAAACCAAAAGACTCTGCCGTATCTTCTAAACCAATATCAGTTGAAACAAATCCTGTTCTCGTTGTTTGTGTTGCACTAAAGATTGGCACATTAAACTCAACAGCAAGACCTCTTAATTCTTCAGCAATTGCCTTGATAAAGAAATATGATCCTACATTACCACCTTTAAATCTAGCACTAGTACAAATATTTAAGTAGTCAATGAAAACAACATCTGGTCTAAAACTTTTCTTCAATGCTAATTCATTAAACAATGATCTGAAATGACCACTATGAGCAGACGCAGTTGGATATTCTTTAATAATTAATTGACCACTAGTTTTGTTTTTTACTTTTTCTATTTTAGAATCATACAAGTCTTTCGGTAATAAGTGTAAATCATCTATTGTTGTATCTAATAAGTTTGCGTCAATTCTTTCAGCAATTCTTTCTTCAGCCATTTCTAAGGTAATATACAGTACATTCAAACCTTGTGCCAAATAAGCACTAGCACAATGACACATAAACAAAGACTTACCTACACCTGTACCTGCAAGAGCAATGTTTAATGTTTTACTTGGTACACCGCCTTTTGTAATTCTATTAAAGTAATCTAAATCAAATTGATATTTTTTTTCTCTAGTATGATAAAAAGCAAATCTTTCATCTGCGTCATTGATGTAATCGTGACCGATATGATTATCAAAACTTACTGCTAATGCGTCAGCGAGAATACTAGGTATCGCCTCTTGTGTTCTTAACTTGTCTTTACCATCTAAAATTTTTATACCATCTAATACTGCGTTATGAACAGCACGATCTTTACAAAACTTTTCAGTTGTATCTAACAACCATTGTTGATCTATCTTTTCAGGATTTAATGTTGATACTAAATCTTTTACTAGTTTAACTTCGGTATCGTTTATGTCTTTACGATTACCTAGTTCTATTAATATTGATTCTTTTGAGGGTAAATTTTTATACTTCATTACAAAAGAATTAATCTCTTGGAATAAAATCTGTTCTTCTCTTTTTGTGAAATATATTTCGTTTACAAATGGTAAAGTCTTACGAGTGTAATCTTCATTGAAAATAAGATTTCTTAATATTGTATATTCTATTCTTTCATTCTCATTCATATATTACTGCCCCACCCTCTATTTGTTTTTCTAATAATTCTAAAAGTATATCACCAATATAGTCTATAAACTCCTGTTTGTCAAGCTTATTATCCTCGTAAGGTGTGAATATAATATCGTAATCAAATTTCATAGGTAAGGTGCCATCAGGCTTCTCGTCTTTAGCAAAGCCGACCTTTCCGTATTTGTAAATGATTCCTTTGTAAGGTTTCTCTAACAACTTTATACAAGTAAAGTCATCACCTTCTTTCTGTACAAAGGTATATTTACTACTCTGGTTTTGATTTTTCTTCGGATTCTTCTTCGTCTGATCCGTAGGTAAATTTTCTTTTGGCATATTCATCTATTTTAGTTAAAACTTCTTCCGTAAAATACTTCTCAGGATTCTCATTGATGTTCTTACCAAATACTTTTGAACCATCAGGCATTTCATATCTTGTAGATACTTTATTAAATATACCTGCTGCTTCTCCAAGTTCTAACAGACCATAGTATTGGTCTAAACCTGTTTTGTATGTGAGTCTTACATCAATCATAGCATTTTCTTTTGTTAACCTTGACTTATAATTTTTACAATGAATAATATTACCAATTACTTCGGTACCATCTTTTTCTTTTCTTTTACTTAAATAAATTATTGATGAAGCGGCGTACTTCAAACCTGAACCACCACCCATTTCTTTTTGCGGATACATAGAACCAATTACATCATAAGTGTGATTGGTCATAATCATAGGTACACCTGCCTTACCAAGTTTTAAAGTTAATACTCTAAATGTAGATTTAACTATTTGTGATCTAGTCATATCTCTTGTTTCTTTACCTGCGGCTGTGTCTTCCATTTCTTTAGTTGTAGATAGCATACCTAAACTATCTAATACGAACAACAAAGGTTTTCTTTTGCCTTCTGGTTGTTCAATATACTTGTCTAAAATTTTTAAAGATTGAGTTCTAAATTCTTGTACAGTTGATACAGGTACTACAACCATTCTAGTTGAGTCAACAGCTCTACTTTCAATCATACTTTTTGTGATAGCACTTTCTGATTCGAAATAGATTACACCTGCGTCTTTGTCTTTGTCTAAAAATGCTTTTACGATTCCTAATGCAAAAAATGTTTTACCTGTAGCGGCCTCACCTGCAATTGCAGTAATCTTGTTCGCTGGCATT